GGACTCATCTTTGCAATGCGCTCCCGCTATAACACTCAAACTGGCGACGAGGCATTCTACAACGAAGCAGACACCGGATTCTCTGGATCCGATGCTGGATTCGACAACACTAGTGGTTACTCTGGTCGTGCCACTGGTTTCGGTTCTACTTCTAACGTAGGAACCAACCCTTCAGTTCTTAACCCAACTGCAACCGCATCTCAGACCGACTACAACGTTGGTCAAGGTATGCGTACCGACGCTGCTGAATCTCTGGATGGCACCGGCAATGATGCCTTCAACCAGATGGCATTCAGCATCGAGAAGGTAACTGTAACCGCTAAGTCCAGAGCACTCAAAGCTGAGTACTCCTTGGAACTGGCACAAGACCTTAAGGCAATCCACGGTCTGAACGCTGAAGCGGAACTCGCCAATATCCTCTCTACTGAGATCTTGGCTGAGATCAACCGCGAAGTCATCAGAACCATCTACAAGACTGCTGAGCAAGGTGCTGTTTCTAACACCGCTACCGCTGGTGTATTTGACCTGGATAT